TGAAGGCCTGCGCCGCCAGGGTGTGGAAGCCGAGGATTTCTTCAAGCTTTTTAAGGGCGAGGAAGCCACCGAAGACTCAGGACCCTACTCAACAGTTTGGAGACTTGGCTTCGTGGATGGTCCATGAAAAACAAAGATCCAAACTACGCCGTCAAAGTAGAGCAAGCAATTGCAAAGAAATACGGAGACGAGACCGTGGTCAACCCAAAGTCCCGTTGGGACGATGAGAAAGAAAAAGAGTATCTCCAGCAACTGAAAGAATCTTACGTCCCAGATGCGGACACAGAAGATTTAGACAAAGAAGAGATCTATGGCGTTTTTATCCCCTCAAAACTACTTAAAGAAGAATCACGGCGCTCTTGTCCTGTATGTAATACTTATTCATTTAAATCCAATGATGACGTTTACATGACCAAATTTGAATGTTGTTATCAATGCTACATTCAATGGGTTGAAGATAGAGAAGAGCGGTGGAAGACAGGTTGGAGACCCGAGAAATGAAACTTACACCGAACAAATTTAAGAAAATTATCCAAGAAGAATTAGAAAAAATGATGTTGAAAGTTGAGACGTTTGACACGGGCACTGCTGGGGATGAAGTTGGAGGAATGACCCTTCAACAGAAAATAAAGCACTGCAAAGATAATGGCGGAGAATGGGAAGCCGGCCAATGTTCCAAGGGTCTTGAGGAAAAGAAATTAACTTCTAAAGCTCGCAACGCACTTCCGGATAGTGACTTTGTGTATCCCGGAGAAAGAAAATATCCCATTCATGATTTAAGTCACGCTAAAAACGCATTGAGTCGGGCATCGGGCACATCCGAAGAAGAAAAGGTTGATGCAGCGGTTTATAAGAAATACCCATCGCTAAAAAAGAATAAAAAGAAGGGAAAATAAATAATGAGTTCAAGTAACACACTAGAAATTATACAAGGGCTTGCGCAAGCAGCCGCAAATGCCTGGGACGGCGCACATGACGAACGCTATACTCTTGGTGATCAAGTTCACAAAGTGGGGCTACGCCGAGAAGAAGGGCATCCAATTTTAGATAAACGCGTTAACGACGGTTTTGGCGTTAAGTTTTATGCGGATTCAATCTGTATCACTTACCAATCAGACATTCCGCTGAAGTCCGTTCAAGATTCTAAATTTGAACAAGACACCGAAAGCATGTTAAACGAAATAAAGAAGTTCCTCCAAAAGGAATACAAAAAGATTACAGGAAAAGGAGTCACCCTTACTAAAAAAGGTGAGCCTAAGATCCTCGTACAGAGCACCTCACGCATTCGTACTTGGGTGCAAGCCTATCAACACTATAAGATCTCTGGAGTGGACGCAACACCCCTTCTTGAGCCTTCAAGAGACACTGAGAACGAGGTGATGAAAAAATTCTTGGCGCAACACTCTACAAAGCGTCCCGAGAACGAAACTTATAAAAAAGGAGCGAATAAAAAATGAAACTTACAAAAGAACAACTTCAAGCTATTATTAGAGAAGAATTGAAAAATGTTGTAGCGGCATCTAAGCCTCGCCGCAAAACTCCTCCCAAGAAAAAATAAAAGGATTTAATGGCCTTTAAGCTCTCCAAGCAAGAAATTGTAAAAGAGATTGTGAAATGCGGTAAGGATCCACAATTTTTTATCGATAATTATTGTCGTATTTCTCATCCTCTTAGAGGGTTAATCCCTTTTAAAACTTATGATTATCAGAAAGATCTCCTTAAAGACTTTAATGATTATCGATTCAATATTATTCTTAAAGCCAGACAGTTAGGTATCTCCACAATCTCAGCGGGATACATTGTCTGGTTTATGCTTTTTCATCGAGACAAGAATATCCTTGTTATCGCTACCAAATTTGGAACGGCTGCGAACTTGGTGAGAAAAGTAAAATCAATCATGAAGCATCTTCCAGATTGGATTAAAATTTCAAAGATCGTCACGGATAACAAGACTTCATTCGAATTATCAAACGGATCTCAGATCAAAGCAGGAACCACCTCAGGCGACGCGGGTAGATCAGAAGCACTATCATTGCTCGTTATAGACGAGGCAGCGCACGTAGAGGGACTGGCAGAGTTGTGGACGGGTCTTTACCCTACTTTGTCAACTGGAGGTCGCTGCATAGCCTTATCGACGCCCAAGGGCGTTGGAAACTGGTTCCACAAGACATACGTAGATTCGGAAACAGGGGAGAACGATTTTCATCCTATTAAGTTGTCATGGGAGGTTCATCCCGAAAGAGATCAAGAGTGGTTTGCAAAAGAAACAAAAAATATGTCCAGAAGACAAATAGCTCAAGAGCTAGAATGCAACTTTAATACGTCAGGTGAAACTGTCATTCACCCCGATGACATGGAGTGGTTGTTCGAAAACATCCGCGAGCCCCTATATAAAACAGGGTATGATAGAAATTTTTGGATCTGGGAAAAATATGTTGAAGGAGTTGGTTATTTACTTGTGGCCGATGTGGCTCGCGGCGACGGTGCTGATTTCTCTGTATTTCATATACTAAGATTAGATACGATGGAAATCGTCGCAGAGTATCAAGGAAAGCCCAGTTTAGATCTCTACTCCAGTATTCTGAATGAAGCAGGAAAAGAATACGGTAACTGCCTTCTGGTGGTTGAAAATAATGGAATTGGGATCTCCATTTTAGAAAAATTGAATTCACTAGAATATCCCAAACTATATTACTCTATCAAGTCAACCCATGAATATGTAGAAGCCTATTTAGCTCAAAGCAATGATCGAGCCGTAATGGGATTTACCACAAGTACTAAAACGAGGCCTTTAATTGTGGCTAAATTGGAAGAGTACATCCGAAACAAACTAATTAAAGTAAACTCAAGCAGGATTTTTCATGAATTTAAAACTTTTATCTGGTATAATGGCAAGCCCCAAGCAATGCGTTCTTACAATGACGATCTCGTCATGTCTTTGGCTATTGCATGTTGGGTACGTGATACAGCACTCGAAGAAAACCAACGAGACATTGAATACAAGAAAGCCATGCTGGGCGGGATTATGAAATCTACCCAGACCTTTAGTACCAAAATTAAAGGACAGATAGGATACGACAACACAACCGTAAAACAAGACGAAGAAGCAAAAAAAATGAAAGAATTTTTTTGGATTTATAAAGGATAAAAAATGGCACGTAATGATAAGAGTCCCTACAATGATCAAAACAGTTTATTTAAATCTCTAACGAGACTGTTTTCGGGTCCCATCGTCAATCGGCGAACTCAAACAGGAAGACAAATAAGAAGGCTACAGCTAGACCGATTTGCTTCCCAATTCAAGTCCACCTCAGGACTTCAGTTCAAAAAAGCAGAATTTAACCCAATGAATAACACTGCGATCAATATGATCGCGAACAGAAACAGGGGAGAACGATACATAGATTTTGATCAAATGGAATACACGCCCGAAATTGCATCTTCTCTTGACATTTATGCTGATGAGATGACCACACACTCGGTATTGTCCCCCATGTTAAATATTAAATGTGCAAATGAAGAAATTAAATTTATTCTTCATTCATTATATTACAACATTCTTAATGTTAATTCTAACTTATTCGGTTGGGCACGGACAATGTGTAAATACGGTGATTTTTTCTTGTATTTGGACATCGATGAACACGAAGGTATTCGCAACGTCATCGGATTGCCTCCTCAAGAGATTGAAAGGTTAGAGGGCGAAGACCCTACAAACCCTAATTATGTGCAGTTTCAATGGAATTCAGCAGGCATGACGCTAGAGAATTGGCAGATGGCACACTTTAGAATTCTTGGAAATGATAAATATGCTCCTTATGGAACGTCAGTTTTAGAAGCATCCCGACGCATTTGGAGACAGTTAATACTTCTAGAGGATGCGATGATGGCTTATAGAATCATTCGCGCAACAGATCGTAGAATTTTTAAAATTGATGTAGGCGGTATTGCCCCTCAAGATGTTGAGCAATATATGCAAAAAGTAATGACTCAAATGAAGAGGCATCAAGTTGTAGACCCAACAAGTGGTCGCGTGGATTTGCGGTATAATCCTTTGTCTATTGAAGAAGACTATTTTATTCCTATACGAGGTGGAACATCATCTACGGATATCGTCAACCTTCAAGGAGGACAATTCACTGCTCAGATTGAAGATGTAAAGTATTTGAGAGATAAATTATTTTCTGCTCTTAAAGTCCCGCAGTCGTATCTATCGATGGGAGAAGGTGCTACGGAAGACAAAACGACTCTCGCTCAAAAAGATATCCGTTTTGCAAGAACCATCCAGCGACTACAGAGAGTTGTGATAGCCGAACTGGAAAAAATGGGAATTATTCATTTGTTCACCCTGGGTTTTAGAGGAGACGATTTGTTAAATTTTGATCTTTCTCTTAACAACCCTAGCAAGATTGCGGAAATGCAAGAACTAGAACATTGGAAAACTAAATTTGAGATTGCCGGCGGAGCTACGGACGGTTATTTCTCTCATCGTTGGGTTGCCCAAAACCTTTTGGGTCTTTCCGAAGACGAATACATTCGCATGCAACGAGAGATGTTTTTTGATAAGAAATTCGCTGCAAAACTGGAAGCTGTCGCCGCTGGCGAAGAAGGTGAAATGGGAGGCGACCTCGGAGGCGATATGGATCTGGGAGGCGATATGGATCTTGGAGGCGATGAAGGCGGCGATCTTGACCTCGGCGGTGAGGAAGAAGGTGGTGACGAGGAAGAAGAGGTTCTTCTTGCAGAACCAGCCGGCAAGCGTAAGGATAACGCTCGACCCAAAAAGCGCGGAAAGTATAAAAGACATCAGTCATCCTATCGAAAGGGTGGTAGAAAAAAACAAATGACGACCGCCGCATTCTCGGGTGAGCTTGGCACTCTTCGAAAAACCTTTCCAGGAAAAGTGGGTTTTGGAGGTCTAGACTCTCTCGCTCGTGGCGTTGTAGAGGAACAAAAATCAGATATTTTAGAAGAGCACAGACTATTTA